GCTGAAAAAGCTCCAGAGGAACAAAGTAAGGACACAGCTGCATCCTTAAACGTACTTAAAACTACAGAATAAATATAATGGCTGAAGAGTCAATCAATAGAGTACTTACTCCAGCAAAAGCTGCATCCTCCCCACTCAGTACTGAATTGGTTATTGAGGATGCGGTTGCACCGCAAGACGAATTACAAAGTTGGGCTAAGGATTATAGTCTATTTTTTGTAAATACTCTCCATATGTATTTGCGCATACCAGTAAGTTTGTTTGAACTGTATGCAAAAGAATTCAACAAACAGCTCAAGATCACGCACTTTGTGTTGCCTGAGCCACTGCTTGTTGAAGATGTAGTCGCCTCTACTCAGTTTGCAGCTCCAGAACCAGGTTGGAGCAAATACCTACACGGTATGTCAAAAGAGGATTGGCCGCATTTTAAAAACTGGCTGAGTAATGCTAAATGGTTAGCCCACAATTCCATGGGCGAAAAAATAATGTATGGCTGCGAGACCGAAGACGTTGAAGTCAGAGATCCAGTAAAGCTACAAACCCTACAGGTGGTAGGTATAAAGGAATTTGTACCTATCACTTTTTTCATGCCCTGTAACTCTTCAGGAAAACTGTATCTCAACATAAAAAACGGACCTCCGTTTAACTGCATATACGTCAATCGAAGCGGTCCAGGGGGCGGAGAAGTCGTATCTCTATTCAAGAAACTGAGGGAAATGTTTTGAAAATTAATTTCCATGAAGCAGACCCTATGGAAGCCGAAGCGTCTTTTCCTAAAGACGGCAAGGGTATTGCCATGGCGGTAGAGCCGTCGTTTTACGGCAAGTCTAGGAATGCTATGGTCTGCGTACTGACATCTGCAAGTAATACTGGTAAATGGCTGTATCGCTATAAGCTAAAAGTAACCGATACAGGCAAACTCATGCTTGAAGATTTAGGCGAAAAGCGCAAACTTGACGTAGATGCACCTACGCTTAAATAAACGTTTAAACGCGTTAAAATAATTTAATCACGTTTCGCCATGAATCGGTCATGGTGAACTGGATGACCGGAATCTCCGCCGATTTACAGTCGGCGGTTTTTACTAAAAGGGGTGTACAAATGAGACACTGCACGGAAGCAGTAGTCAACGAACCATTGGCCATAACTAAAGCCTATGGTTACATTAACGAATGGGGTTTTTCATATGCTGAGAGGTTTAGGCACAGAAACGCCTTGTTCATCGGATCAGCAGACACCACGGCTTGCGCGCTAATCATGCGCATGCCTAAGGGTGCAACAGACGTCTACTGCCTACTCCACCATTGGAACGAGGGGCAAGTCAGGCATCTGAACTTCTCTACCAGCGTACCTTTTTTCGTAAATCTGGAAAATTTAGATACACCCAGATGGATGTTCGACGGAGAACAGGTACAGCTGCAAGACCTGGTTTTGACTAGAAATGAGGAGGCCGCCCAAAGAGCCAGAATGGTGGTGTCCGGTCTTCCGGCGCTGGCAGGTCTGGCTTACAAGTCTCATCTAATCAATGAGGCTTTCAATCAACCGCGGGTATTGACAAACGAACCAATTTTGATGGTGCCTAGGAGTAGTGGTAAGGTAGATACGGCTCCAACTGTAGTTGAACCTTTTCTGAGTTTTATATGCTCGGGCATAGGCAGCTTAATGTCGCCGGCGTATCTACGAATGAAGCAGTTGATTGCAGAGTACAAAATAACACCATGGGAGATGTATCTCAACGCTGGATGCGACCCTCAGACCATGATGTCCGATTTCGGTCGGAAACAGGGGATGCTGGGGCGACTTATCAAGATTGTTTCTGATATGATTGAACATCCGCTTGAGATGCTGGGAGTGGATCAAAACAGTTTACCGCTGTTGTTGACTAACTCTCAGATTACGCAGTTTAAAAACTGCCTGCCATGGTTTGTCATGGATGTGGAGGAATACGTAGTGCCTGTCCATAAGGAGTGTTTTCTAATGGGTAGGCGCACGGATACTTTCCACACCAAAAATAAAAGTTATATCGCCTGCAAACAACTAGGTTTTGAGATTCCAAATCTCGAACAGCTTCGACAGCAAACGCGTTCTTCCGATACTCCAAAGCAAAAGCCTCCAGCCCTGGTGGAAATAAAGCCCTCCATCAAAGAGCTAGAGCCTAGCGAATCTTAAAAAACCAGTCACACCCCGTATTCCCCGGTACCACATGCTGATTACATGCGGTACCGGGGTAGGGTTTTATATTTTAAACAGGCTTTGCATTGTATTTAATTATCAAAGGATCTCATGGTTTCAGACTATATAGCTTGCGTAATTACAGCATTAGACAAAGCGCAGATAATCTCTGCAGATCAAATTCAAAAAATTACCAATCTGGACGAATCCACTTATAAGGAAATTTTGCATAAACAAGACGGCAGCAAACTGACCATAGATAACATCAACCGTATGGTTAACTTTTTTGGTATGTGGATATTTAACCCAACTTTCGTCAAAGAGTCTTTCGTATGTATGGGGAATGGGTCTCACTCTAGAACCTGGGAAGGTTTAGACGATGAAGAGAAAAACCTGATCAATATTGCTGGAGTCTACACCTGCAACACCACTTCTAAAAATTCAATCGCAGCATTAAACTACATGAAGGAATGCGGTTATTTTCTTGAGAGTTGCGACAATTTAATTTCAATTCTTAAAGATACAGAGGCATTTGATGACGACGGGACAGACTCAAAAAACAGCTAAAACAAGAAATCTTTTCTTGCTCAAAATTCCATATGCATGGGATACCAAATGCCAAATAGAGACTATTCCCGTGGAGTCTTGTGAAACAGCAAAGGTATATGCAACTGAATATCTTGATAAATTAAAGGAGCAGACTTCCCCACACTATTTTATGCTTATTGAGGGTTCTATCATTCCTACGGCAGAATGGATAAGCAGTAACGATTTCGTGCATCATCCATAATTAAAGAAATTAAAAGAAAAATGACATACTCAATCAACTACGTACAAAAGCTAAAACAATATCGCAACGCCAACGTTCCCCTGCTCATCTTCGGCGGTCCCGGCATCGGCAAGTCCGAGATCTGCAAGGCGGCAGCCGATGGCGACGAGGTCAAAGACGTCCGCCTCTCAATGCTGGAGCCGGTCGACATGCGTGGCATGCCTGTCGTTAATCGTAAGGGCGACGGCACCGAGTTCAGCGTCGAGTGGGCAAAGCCCGACTTCCTGCCCCGGGATGGCAAGGGCATCATTCTCTTCGACGAGCTGAATACTGCCGACCCCAGCGTCCAGAATGCAGCCCTGCAGTTCATCTTGGATCGTCGCTGCGGTCCGCACAAGCTAGGCGATGGATGGTGGATTGTTGCCTGCGGCAACAAGTCCAGCCACAAAGCTCACGTCAATCCGCTGTCTGCTCCTCTCCGCAATCGCTTTGTGATCCTGGAGATGCAGCCTGATTTCCAACAGTGGCGAAACTGGGCAATGAGCAATTACATCCATGAGAACGTTCTTGGCTTTATGTCCAGCACCAGTGGGCAACACCTGTACTCCGACCCACAGGACGAGTATGGCAACTTCCCTACTCCTCGTGGCTGGACCATGGTATCTAATCTGCTCAAGGCAAATATCACTGAGCGTGAGGCTATTGAGGGTGCAATCGGCAGGGGTGCTGCAAACTGGTTTGTGCAGTATTGCAATGAGATCAAGGTGATGCCAAACATCGATGACTTGCTGGAAGGCAAGGCCACTTACCAGGATGGTCCCAACAAGCTGTCCATCACCTATGCCGTGGTCAGCAACATCCTCTATCGTGCCCTGCGCAATCTAAACATGATCGACAAGGGTGCGGCAGTCATGCTTTCAATTCGCCCCGAGATCGGCTCGCTGTACTTTGGAGGTCTGCTACAGCAGAAGAACGAAAAGTTTATGATGGCTGTAATGAAATCTCAGAATTCAAAGAACTGGCTCTCCAAGAACCGCAGTCTTCTGGTTCCATTCGAGGTTGAATAATGTCTATTACTCAAATAGATCCAATGCTGCTCCAGTCTGCCAAAAAGAGGCTGGATAGATGTATGTTCCGTATGTTCCAGGACTTTCCGTTCTGGGCATTTCTGATAGAAAGGTGCAACGTTAAGCTGACCGAGGATGCGAAGAGGGTTCCCACTGCATGCATTGACCGCAAGGGGAACATATACCTCAACCGAGAGTTCTTCAACTCCCTGTCCGATACCATGATGCATTTTGTGCTGGCACACGAGGTCATGCACATGCTGCTGGACCACCATAGCAGACAAGGCGGACGCCAGAAATTTCTGTGGAACGTGGCCGGAGATATTCTCATCAATGGGATGCTCGAGGATCACTTTGCAGAGAAGAGTACAAGACTCGATCTGACACCCTACATTACAAGTAGCAGCTTCAGCTTAGAAAATGAAATAGACCACAACACAGCAACCACCGAAGAAGTCTACGATCTGATTCTGAAGAACAATCCTCCCGAGAAAAAGAAGGAGGATGGCTTGTCGGTAGAAGGCGGCATTCAGGGTGGCACCGACTTGGCAGACTTTGAGCCAGGCGACGATCCTGATGGGGAGAACATTAGAGCAGCGTCTGAGGGTACTCCGCAGAACGCCAAAGAGTGGGCAGATGCGGGTCTAGAGGCTGCTACACGCAGCCGAATGGCTGGCAACTGTCCGGCATTCATGGAGCGGCATATAGACAAACTGCTCAATCCAGAGATTGCCTGGAACGAGGTACTAGCGTACTACCTGCGGAACAAATTCTGCATGAAGAGTAAGAGCCGGCATACGTTCACTCCACCAAATCGGCGGTATCTGTATCAGGACATGATCCTAACTAGCCGTATTGGCAAAAAGAAGCCCAGCATTGCCTTCTCTGTAGACACCTCTGGATCTATGTCCGAGCAAGACATTTCCAAGGGAATTGCCGAAATGGACGCCATTCGTAAGATGTATCGGGTGCCTGTCTATCTGCTGGAGGCGGACTACACGGTGCATCGAGCAAAGTGGGTTGAGCCAAACGAGGAGATACCTTCGCTCAAGGGCGGAGGTGGAACTTCGTTTGTGCCAGTCATAAATCACTTAAAGGAAAACAAACCTGACGTAGATGTACTCGTATACTTTACTGACGGCTACGGAGAATTTGGAGAGAATCCGGAATTTGATGTTATTTGGGTCGTAAATAGTTCAGTCCAACCACCCTACGGAAAAACAATCCGTATCAACACCGAATAAAACATGAGTAAAAGTACGGGGAGGGCTGTTGGTACCCCCCCCCCACCTTTACATCTTCCTTATGAATTACTACACAACGTTACAACAAAACTTCATAGATATTCGCAAATTTATGGACATTATGACTAATAATGGTATATCTATATTTGCGAGTAGTTCTACCCATACCCCCTCTAACTGCTTCTTTATAGGAAATATATTACACTATCCAGTTACCATAGGACTCAGCAATCCTGCGTCGCAAGGATTAGGAGGTGTGATCGGCTTTCTAAAGGCCAAGATTATAAACAATCTTGATCTGGGCGATAACGAATATAAGATTATAGATAATCCTGAAGCTCTGAAGCAGGCGGGGGTTAGGCTATCCCCTCAAACCATCAAGATGTTTAAGGTCTTGCGGCTTGGCAACAAGATATTTGATGGCAATTACAACAATAATAGAGGATTTAAATGCCGTGCTGAGGAGGTCATCAAGTGCCTCAGTTTTGGGTATTTTGCATTTCCTGATGATCGTGAATTCCTAGGGCTAATTACTGCACACAACTACTCTCTCCGCAGTCAGGTTGAAGATAAGCGTATCCCTATTGAAACTATTTACAGCGACATTATTAAGCATTTTAATAGCAGAGAGCGAAATAGCTGGCAAGATCAAGGCCTAGGCAATCGAATAGCTAACAGTCTGTTTCGTACAATGGTAGATATTGACGAAGACTGCGTGGTCAAGTGGCGCAAGCCCAGCAAGAAAAGTAAGTGGCCATATACTTTGGAGCACCATTGGTTCTGCTGCCAGGAGTCGCCTATAGCCATGGCTCACTACACTATGGCTGGGCTCATAGATAAAGGAGTTAACTATAGGGAAACCAAAGAAAAGTTAATGTTGAATTTGCCTATTTTTACGAATATTCGTACACTAGATACGTGCAGAAAAGTTTTGGAAATATTCTTCAATAACTTTCCGAATGTCTTTTATGCTCACTCTGATGCTATGTCTCGATGCTGTTCTATAATACAGAGCTTTGATTGGCCTGAGGGGGTTGGCAAAAAGTACAGTAGGCTGTTGCCTCCAGAGATGTTTTTTATAAAGGCGGCACTAGCACTCGGCGTAATGCCAAAGTTTTACGATTCTGGTGCATTTGATAAGTTTGTTCCTATCAATGGTGCTCTACATGAGAATTCTGAGACTATATATTTTGACCTAAGTAAAATTTCAAATTGGCTCAGTTTAACTCAACCGACGACGTCCTATAGCTTTTTGGCGAGGCAAATAATTATGTTAATGTACAGCACTGGCCTCATCTGTTTAAAGGATCTGGAAAAAATTCTGGGCCTTAACTTTCATGATGACTTACAAGAACCTAACCCAAATAATTCAAATACGGTTCAGTTGCGAATGAGTAAAAACGTCGTATGCTGCCTACCTGCAAACATAACAAGTAGTTCAGTTTACTCTGCGTTGACAAAGTATGGGATTCACAAGACCGTGGATTCTTACCCAGAAACTCAGATAATCAATAAAAAGTTAGTTGAAACCCATCCAGATCCAAAGAACAGCACAGATTGCTTCTAATTTATATTGAGATCCATGAGCAAAAGCAATCCCCCAAGACCAAACACTAACTCCCCACTTGGGATGAAAGTTGCACGTGGATCTGCAGCTAATGAAGTAGTACAGGTAATAGACAACAGTAAAGGTTGGGCTACAGTTGATAATATTCCTGTACCTCCAGTAGCAGAGCACCGCAGCTTTAAGAAACCTCTAGGCTTAGGCCCAGCACTGATTAATGGGGGTATAATCCCCACAAAAGCGGTATTTAACCCGGAGTTAAAAGAAACGCCAAGGGTCGAACAACTAAAAGCAGGCCTTGGGGGAGATTTCCCCCAAGGCCTTTCTTCTACTTCTCAAATCCAGCAAATGCATACACCGGTAAAGAGCGTCTCGGTAGAAGTGGATTGGTATGGTGCAAAATTATCTCTTAATTGTTTAAATGCCGTATATCAGTCTGCGATCGAGGGTAGGGGGAATCAAGGTTGGATAATGTTAGAAATGACTTTAGACGAAAAAACCGGCAATCCCCCATGGATACCTCCTATCGCAGAACTGCAAAAAGATGGTAGAATATTCGTACCAGAATTAAAATGTAAAATAAATGGCAAAGTTTTGCGCTGTCAAATACTGAATATTGAGTTATTCGACAAAATAAATAGCAAGTACATAGTGGTGTTCCGAGTGGTAGAATAATCAATATTATTGATTAAAAAATTATAAAGTAAAAAACAGCCAGTAATAACAAAACTTCAAATAACTTTTTTTAAATACTATGTCAAATCCAGAGTTCATTAAAAAAGGTGTGGTTGAGCAGGAGACAGAGGCGCAGCCTGTTAAGACCGCCTCTGATGAAATCTTCGAAAAAGTAAAAACCTGTACTCCCGCCTGTCGTTGTAGTTGTAAAATAAAACAACAGGAAGATCAGAATGAACAAAGTAAATAGTATCACAGAAGCTATTCCTAAATTAATAATGGCACTTTTTAGTGGAGATCTGCCAATGGTAGGTGTACTATTAGACACCTTTCCAAGGTTATTAGAGTTGAGAGATAGAAGAGGTCGAACCCTGCTTATGATGGCCGCCTACATCGGCAATCCGACTATAATCAACTACCTGATATCCTTTTACGTCATTGCCAATCCAATACTGGACCCCAATGTAGAGGACGAAGACGGGCTTAATGCTCACGATTGGGCTGTGCTAGGCGGTAGCGAGTTCAGCAGAAGTCTGCTGATTAAGGTCATGGGTATCGAGGAATAATATGCCTGATTTCTCTTCGTCAGCTTTGCAGATGCCTGTTCGTCGCTCTCTGTCTCATGCAGAGCATGTGCCTAATCCGTTTCTGGACTACGCTTCTCTGCACCTTCCAACCAACCTTAATGAGGCGTTTGAGCTTGCAGAAATGATGTACTACAGCAATAGAACTTTTGCTCAGGCCATAGAATATGTGGTTTCATACTTTACCGGCACAGACATCAACATTATTGCCGACGATGAAGAAAAGGCAAATCAATATAAAAAGTTTCTAATTGAGAAGCTAGACTTAAAGTCCATACTCTTCATGATTGGAAGAGATGTAAAGATATACGGCAATAGCTGCATATCAGTACTTGCGCCTTTCAAAAGATTCCTTACTTGCGATAAATGTGGCGCTTCCAAACTCATTCAAAACATCGACTACAAGTTCACGTTAAAAAATGGATTCAGCTTTACCTGCGATACCTGCAAAAAACACACCACATGCCTCAATCCTGATGATCGCCCTACGCTGCAGGAAAACGAAATTTATATCAAACGCTGGCCCATAAAACAAATAAAAATTATATCCCACCAATATGGCGGAAAGCCTGACTACTTCTTTGAGATACCCCAGCAGGATATACAGCAGATACAGTTAGGAAATAAAAAGTATCTCGAAAGCATACCCTGGAGTCTGGTGCAGTCTGTGAGATCTAACACTCTGTTTCAGTTCAGTGAAAACATGGTGCACCATTTGTCCGTAGGCAATCTAAGCGACATCAAGATGGGGACGTGGGGTCTGCCCCCAGTCATTGCAGGATTCAGAGATGCATACCTAGCTCAGATCCTAAAGCGCAACAATGAAAGCATCGCCCTAGATCACATGCTACCCATCCGCTTAGTAACCCCTACCTCTGTAGGAGCAGGCGGTGACTTTATGAAGTCTGTAAATATCGGCAGCTTTGGCCAGTCCGTGCTTAGATCCGTGGAAAGAGCCCGCAAAGATCCCACCGGTTGGCAATGGATGCCGATTCCAGTCAACTACCAGTTGCTTGGCGGTGAGGGCAAGGCTTTTGTTGTACCACAGCTACTGGAACAGGCTCAGGCAGATTTCCTCAACGGCCTAGGTATTCCTGTAGAACTGTACAGAAAAACCCTCAGCGCTCAAACCGCACCTTTTGCAGCAAGACTTTTTGAAGCAGGAGAAACCCACTTCCTGCACAGTCTGCAGACCTGTCTTACCTGGATAGTCGACAGAATCAGCGCCATCCTCAACTGGATGCCCTGTGAAGTAAGCTTGACAAAGCCGACCCACGCGGATGACATTGAGCGCCGCATGCTCATGCTACAGATGATGATGCAGGGCCAGGTCGCAGAACAGGATGTACTCACGCTATTCGGCCTGGACTGGAAAGACACCTTCAAGAAGCGCCAGGCGGAACAAGAGTTCAAAATGCGCGCCGAGAAGGAATATATGGACAAGATGCGCAAAGCGGAGGAGAACGAGCAGATCATGGCTGCTCCTCCTGGAGCCATAATACCAGGACCAGGCGCTCCGATGGGAGCCGGCGGAATACCTGGCGGTCCAAACCTCGGAATACCTCCCATGGTGCCTTCCATGCCGATCAACGGCGTTGCAGGACCAATGGCAGCAGGGCCAAGCAAGGATCTCGACAGCTTCTTTGCCGACGCGCAGGCAAGAGTCAACGAGATCATGGCAACTGCCCCACTTGGCTCTCCACAGCGTAGACAGATCCTTGATCAGATCAAGGGTCAGGATCCCAATCTGCATGCCGTCGTCAAGAGCATGCTGGATCAAATTACCCAACAGGCGGAAAGCCGAGGCAAAGAGCAGTTACGACAGCCAATGCCTCCTCCGCAGTAATAAACAGTCTAAACATAAACACAACAACCCGGAGCAATCCGGGTTGTTTGCATTTGAAGGACTCACAATGAACAACCGTAATCGCAAGCTGAGAAACCACTTTACCTCAGCCTGGGAATATACATCCGCAGCAGACAACAGAGCAGTTCGGGTGATAAAAAATGAGAAAACCACTACAGTCCTGGGATTTTTGCATAAAAGCGCAATAGTCAAAAAAATCATTGACGAGCATGGATCCAGCACTGTTTGGATCAACTATTGTAATTGGAGAACGAGAACAACGACTAAAGCCATGAATGCATGCATACCTGCGGGTTGGACTGTACGCGGAGGTAGACTATATACCCCTAAACAGACATTTATTGTGATACCAGATACGGGATGGGTAATGCTGGAGGAGCCCATAAATACCTACTTTAGGCAGTGGGGTTTTAGCAGCTAAAAATAACCCCCTTTTGTGTTATACATATTTGCAGGCTTGTAATTGTTTTATAGGCATAAAAATAACCCCACATTGTGATATACATACATAGAGGCTCTATAGGTATTCCGACAACGTTGTCGGACCACCAAAACAATATAGACCTTAGAAAGAGGACACAAGTGAAGAAGTTTATGAAGGCCGTTTTGTTCATGATTTTGCCCGTTGTGGTTACAGTGTTACTGGCCCTGACGGCAAAGGCTGTTGTGGGGGCGCCGACCGAGGTGCCGGCCATCGTCGACAGCGGGGAGCGTTGGTACAACCCGATGTCATATGCTCTTGACGAAAGTGCAGAGCATGCCAAAATGACTGCAGACAGTGCGCTGCGGCTGAGTGTTGACTACACCCAGCTCATGTTAGTGGTGGGCGCACTCGTTGCAGGCGTCGTTTTGACGATGCTGATAGTGGCCATCCAGCAGGGGTGGGTGATACAAAAGAACCTCGACGTTATTCCGTCACAGGCTCTTACTGAAACACACACCCCTCCGCAGAGACCTCCGCAGATCTCGGCAAAGCCATCCAAGAAACGCGACAGTCGGGATGAGGCTTTGCAGGAAGAACCAATGGCTACAGCCACAGCCAATGCTTACTGAGAGTAGGTTAAATCTACTTCCTCAGTAGCAAAGTAACTCCTACCACTGGGTCAGTGGTAGGGGTTTTTTTAGCTATTAAATAATTAGGCATAAAAATAACCCCACATTGTGATATACATACATAGAGGCTCTATAGGTATTCCGACAACGTTGTCGGACTGCCAAAACAATATAGACCTCAGAAAGAGAACACAAATGCTTGTGAAGACATTTAAGTGGGATAAGTGGGATCCCGGTTACCACACAGTTGCGCTCAAGTCGGACGGCACCGTCGTCGCGTGGGGGTACAACGAGTACGGCCAAACGAATGTGCCGCAAGATCTGACGGGCGTGGTGCAAGTCGTGGCGGGCGGGTACCACACAGTTGCTGTGAAGTCGGATGGTACTGTTGTGGTGTGGGGGGACAACTGCTGCGGCCAAACGACTGTGCCAGAAGGTCTGACGGACGTTGTGCAAGTCGCGGCGGGCTATTTACACACAGTTGCGCTCAAGTCGGACGGCACCGTTGTTGAGTGGGGCGGGAACGGCATTGGCCAAACCACTGTGCCAGAAGATCTGACGGGCGTGGTGCAAGTCGCGGCGGGCGAGGCACACACAGTTGCTGTGAAGTCGAATGGTACTGTTGTGGTGTGGGGGGAAAACTACTACGGCCAAACGGATGTGCCAAAAGGCCTGATGGGCGTGGTGCAAGTCGCGGCGGGCTATGCACACACAGTTGCGCTCAAGTCGGACGGCACAGTCGTATGTTGGGGGGACAACTGTCTTCCCCAAACGGATGTGCCAGATGGCCTGACGGACGTTGTGCAAGTCGCGGCGGGCTATTTACACACAGTTGCGCTCAAGTCGGACGGCACCGTCGTATGTTGGGGGGACAACGGCTGGGGCCAAACCACTGTGCCAGAAGATCTGACGGGCGTGGTGGAAGTCTCAGCGGGCGAGGAGCACACAGTTGCCCGGAAGCAGGACGGCACCGTTGTTGCGTGGGGAAGAGTCCCCGCGAACTAACTGAGTACGCCCAGCCCGGCGTGCTCAGACCTGAGTACTCCGACGTACTCAGGTTTTTTAGCTATTAAATAATTAGACTAAAAATAGCCTCATATTGAGTCATTATATAAAGAGGTCCTATAGGTATTCCGACAACGTTGTCGGACCGCCAAAACAATATAGACCTTAGAAAGAGGACACAAATGGAGGCATCTAGCGAACTCGTCGATTCCACAAGTATTTTGCAAATTGAGCCGGGCCGTGGATACATAGTTGCGCTCAAGTCGGATGGTACTGTTGTGGCGTGGGGGGCCAACAACGACCGCCAATGCAATGTGCCAAAAGGTCTGACGGGCGTGGTGCAAGTCTCGGTGGGCGCTTACCACACAGTTGCGTTGAGGTCGGACGGCACCGTTGTTGCGTGGGGGTACAACGGCTACGGCCAAACAGATGTGCCAAAAGGCCTGACGGGCGTGGTGCAAGTCTCGGCGGGCTATGTACACACAGTTGCGCTCAAGTCGGATGGTACTGTTGTGGCGTGGGGGCTGAACGACTACGGCCAAACAGATGTGCCATCAAATCTCACGGGCGTGGTGCAAGTCTCATCGGGCGCGTACCACACAGTTGCGTTGAGGTCGAACGGTACTGTTGTGGCATGGGGTGACTACAAGTACCACCAATGCAATGTGCCAGAAGATCTGACTGACGTGGTGCAAGTCGCGGCGGGCGCTAACCACACAGTTGCGCTCAAGTCGGACGGCACCGTCGTCGCGTGGGGGTGGAACGGCAGCGGCCAAACGAATGTGCCAGAAGATCTGACTGACGTGGTGCGGGTCGCGGCGTGCCGTTTTCGCACAGCTGCCCGGCTGGCGAACGGCACCGTCGTCTCGTGGGGTGCGCCGGTTAAAGGTTCTTCTTCTTCTCAGGAAGCGGCGGATTTTTCTCTTGCCATTTTTGGCTTGCTTTCTTCTCATTCCCCCTTGCAAAATGTTCCAAAAGGGAGCATACTATGCCCTTTATGTAATAAGGGACATATGCCCTTTAAGGACATAGGGGGAGAAGTTGAACGAATCGAGGGCGTTATTGGCAAGTATGCAGCGAAGCGGCTCCTGGATTGGTGCAAGGTTGTGCCATGGTAGGACTACAAGGACTACACATGGGGGAAGTGAGGAAGAAAAGAAGTTGCACTCTTCCTTCTTTGCTCCCTGAGTGTTTCTTCTTCTAGCTGCAAACCTGAGTACTCCAACGTACTCAGGTTTTTTAGCTATTAAATAATTAGGCTAAAAATAACCCCCTTTTGTGTTATACATATTTACAGGCTTGTAATTGTTTTATAGGCATAAAAATAACCCCACATTGTGATATACATACATAGAGGTCCTATAGGTATTCCGACAACGTTGTCGGACCACCAAAACAATATAGACCTTAGAAAGAGGACACAAATGGATAGTTTTTTCAAGTTTGTCAAGGGTTGTTTTGTTGCCGGCGTCATCTCCCTGAATAGTCTGGGTGTGTTGAGCCTGGTACTGTTTTTGGGTTGCGATTCTTCGGCTGAAAGTTTGGTTGACCAAAACCAGCAGAAGGAAGGCCAAGTCAACCAGCAGGAGTTCATCGAAAACTTGCAGTCGCTTTTGCGGCAGTACGAGAAACTCGAACCTCGACTCTCGCTGACTGAAAAGATGGAAGTCGCCCCAGTGCGAGCTCGTTTGATGGAGGCGTTGAATGCTGCTCAGCAGACGGCAGTGAACACTACCTGTTGTAGGGCCTCCAACCAGCAGGTGGAGCAGGAGAAGGCGTCAGTTAGTTACATTCAGAGCACGAAGACGGAGTTGTCAAATCTCGTTCCCGTTTATGCGGGAAATGAAACCGACAATCCAACCGGCTTCGGCAATGTGTTTGCTGCCGCTTTGACTCAAGTCAACAAAGAGTCTCCACAAGTCAAGTTTGTCAAGTCGGCAGTTGTCAACAGACTTCAGGAAGCCCACACAAGGGCTGTCCTAGGTCAGAGCCGACTGCACATCCCAGAGTACACTGTTCTGCTCAATCAAGTCGGTCCTGACGCCGTAGTTCTGGAAACCATCCAGCACGAACGTCTGATGGATGAGCAAGCGGTGGAAGAGCTGGCTAACCCCAGCTACTGGCAGATGTTTAAGTGGTGGTGGAAGAGCTAACTGCTCAAGAAAGCCAAGAAAGCCAGGGGTAAAACCCTGGCTTTTTTTAGGTATCAGAAGTTGACAACCCTTAGGCTTCATGCCTATGCTCCTCGCGCTGCATATCGCAGCTACAGGAGAACCTATGAGCAGAGTTTTAGTTATCGGCGATACGCACGTGCCTGCTATGCACAAAGGCTATGTGCAATTTCTAAAGGATATAGCCAAGAAATGGAGGACCGACAAAGTAATACATGTGGGGGACGTAGTGGATCATCACTGCATCAGTTTCCACGACAAGCACCCCGACAATCCGGGAGCTAAGGAAGAATACCTCCAAGCCTACAATCAAGTGCAAAAACTATACAAGGAGTTTCCCAATGCCGTTATTATGGTAGGTAATCACGATATGCGTGTATTGCGTCTTAATGCCAAGATGGGAATTCCCAAAATGTATCTTAAAGGATTTAATGATTTATACGCTACAGCCTCCTGGAAGTGGGTAGAGCACGTCGAAATAGACGGAGTCTACTACTATCACGGTGAAGGGTGTGGAGGACAACATCCGGCGTTCAATGCAGCCAAGATGCGCATGCAGCCGACTGTAATTGGACACTATCACAGTGCCTGCGGTATTTGGTATCAAGCAGGACCAACTGCAAAAGTATGGGGAATGAACGTTGGATGCGGTGTAGATCGTAATCACTGGAGCATGCAGTACAGTTCAGCCTTCCTTAAAAAGCCAATTGTCTCTTGCGGAGTCGTGATTGATGGAGATCCGTTCATTGAAACGATGAATTTAGGTAAAAATTCATCAGTTAAATAAAAGTAATAATTGAGTTAACATGATTTATAAAGAGTTCATTAGAGCTCTTATTTAGGTATTACATAAATGGGACGGAGAAAAAAAGAAAATTGCTTTCCATACAAAGATATAGTTGTATCAACATACATTAAAAGCCAAGATTATCAGAAAGCTCAGCTTCAATATTCAAATAATATCAGTACTGATCCTACCATTGACTTAAATAGTGTAGACGACTTTATAGATGCCGATATGGAGGACTTTAACAAGGACGAAAGCTACTAAAATATCCCCATATATAAGGTAATATTATATAATCCTCTTTAGTAGCCTTCAGAGGACTGCAAACACCAACTCGACTATGCGAGTATAAATAGGGTTATAAGCATAGGTATTCCTGTAGAACTGTACAGTTCTATAGGCGGCGTTTCATGTATATCCGTTTATACATGGAGGAACCAGAGTATCCTTCAAGTTAATTTAGTGGAAGTGAAACACCCGCTAATAGACTGTTTCATGAAGGTATCTCCCTTGATCAAAGGATCTGACCCCGACTTTGATCTCTGTAATATAGTGGGTTAGCGCGGTATCTACAGGTGAAATACCCTGTAGGTACTTTTTCATTCTCCCAGGTGTCAAGTAAGAGGATTGTTATTTTCTTACTTGGTATCTCTAATAATCGTAAGCGGTTATTAGAGATGTCAAGAAGACACACGATTATTCGACATGCCATTTTAGGATGGCTAAAGGAGATAAAATACCAGGAGGGATGTCAACTACGACGGTAGAAGACTATCCTTTAGGGAAGATAATCTCTGAGTCGGAAAACTAGCACTTTTTGAGTGTGGATGTGGCTGGTCTATTTAAAACACTCAGGACCCCTCTAGCCTAAACTAGGGGGGTATCCTTTAGCATCACCTTATTAGGTGATCCCAAAGGATACAAAAGTGAGTCAGGTCAGTATCTATAGATGAAATACCCTGTAGGTACTTTTTTTATCTGTTGTCTATGTTGACAATAGATTGTTCAGTCCTTCTTTAGGAGAAAAGGAATAATTACTATGGATTGGACTACTATCGCTAAACAAACGAGGGAGCATTATGCTTCACTTTGGTTTCTGCTTGACCTTGAACAAACGAGGGAACATTGTCGTGAACTAAGAGAAGAAAACCTAAAACTAAAGGGTCGGCTTTATGAATTGGAGGCTCTACTTCGGGATAAGGCCGAAACAAGTGTAGATGAGGGGGTAAAGCCTACCTAGCCGCATTAGGGCTGGTAGCTCAGCGGTCTAGAGCCGTCGACTCATAATCGACATGGCGTGGGTTCGAATCCCACCCGGCCCACTATAAGGATATCACCAATGGAAATCACCAACACAACAGACATCGAAACGAAGAAGATCCTCGTCGCTCATCCATTCATCCTTGGTCGCACCGTTGAGAAAGAGCCACGCTTCCGTTCATGCCAAAACAATGGCTTTCAGATGGTCTTCTCCAACGGATGGATGATCTCCGTCCAGTTTGGGGCGTTCAACTACTGTTCCAATAGAGTCTTGCGTTCCTTGAAAGTGTCCCTCAATGGTCAGGAGGGGATTTTTGAGTGTTCCGATGCCGAGGTTGCTGTCTTCAACCCTAAAGGCGATTTTGTTCGCCCCGATGGTTTTGATTTTAGTGAGGATGTGAAGGGTTTTGTAAAACCTGACGAGGTTTCTTTGTTGATCAGATGGGTTTCTGGTCGATAAACGGCTTCTACAGAAAGAAACTCTTGTAGATACTTTTCTATTGTCTCTGTTGACAATAGATTGTTCGGTAACCATTTAAGGAGATTTCTATGGATCTTGAGTATCACAAAATTCCTCAGCATATCAAAGATTGCCTGTTGAGGTATCTGCAGTTTGGCTATTCACCGGGCTCGTTCCTTATGGCCGTACTTACGAATAACCTGGGAGAAGCTATCAGTAATGCCGATAAACACTCTATGGAGAAGTTAAAATTGATATGGCTGTTTACCGTAAACGCCATGCCTGGAGTGGCAGTCGGAAACCGTAAAATCGTAGATCAATGGATGAGCGACGAGGATCTTCGTAAAGAGACTATGGATTCTTCGCTTGGCAGAGAGTGTATTGAAATGCTGTCAACAACGACTGTACCAGAAGTCTCGGAAGTTTACAAAGAGGCGATGATTAAGTAAGAAGATTGTCATTTTCTTGCTTGGCATCTCATGCTGACCCGCACGCAAGGGCATCGAGAGATGCCCGAGCGTCCGAGCCAACGTGGTAAGGAACCGCAAGACAGACACATAGGAGACGCCATGATCAATGACCTGAGGACCGTAACCGCACACCTTCGCATCGCCATCGCTTCGCTTAAGAACGCACACCATAAGGCAGACCGCGACAATAACCTGTTCGGAGAACTTGTCCTGCGTGACCTGCTCAAGCAAGCGCACGAACTTGAGCATCGTCTAAACGAAATAGTACATACGCGGCGTTGGGCAAAAGAATGGGCAAAAGAAGAGGTGCGCGACTGCAAGACCAACACGGCTGATTCACGTTCTGATGAGCACTATGGGGACCTTGATCCAGACCTTGATCCAGACCCCTGTAACCCACCCCCACCCCCTGCTACGTCAGGATCTACTCAACGAACTACTCGGAAGAGCTATGATCCAGACCCCTATGACCCACCCCCTGCCACGTCAGAATCTACTCAACGAACTACTCGGAAGAGGTGCTGGTCAGGCTACGATCCAAACCCTTAGACCCGATGGGGAATGAACGTTGGATGCGGTGTAGCGACGCAAGGGCATCGAGAGATGCCCTTGCGACCGAACTAACGTGCTCAAAACTACGTATGTACGCTACGTAGTAAAGACCCCCGGTTAGCTCCTGTCCGTTGACTTCGGTCCGGGCAGGAGTTTTAAACACCTTTCTAGGCCTGCAGTCCCGGCGGGGACTGTGGGTCTTTCCCCCAAGTAGGCTGCTCTCGTATTAAACTCCGAGAGTTGCTTTTTTCTTTTCTTAATCCAAATCTTCTAGATGTTTGAGATTTGGGTTTTCACCTGCCGGACGTTCCTGCAGGTAGTTTCAGGCAAAAAGGAGATAAATGCAATGAGATCTGCTGTAAGATTTGTCGTGGCGATGATGCTATATGTCGCCGCCCCCACTTCTGCCCAGGCTCAAACCTGGGACAGCTTTCTGAATGCAATTCAGAAGGTAGAAACGGGATCCCAAAAGGATCCCAACAATGCTGTTGGAGATAACGGCAAGGCCTTGGGTGCGTACCAGATTTGGTACTCATACTGGCTCGATGCCGTCGAGCATCACCCCGAGCTCAAGGCTTGTGGCTATGAAGCAGTGCGTGATCCTGCTTATGCCAGAGCCATTGTCATGGCCTACATGGCCCGCTATGCCCCCAAGGACGCCACTTGGGAGAATCTGGCTCGGATACACAATGGCGGACCCAAGGGCTACCGAAAGGCCGCTACGGCCAAGTACTGGACCAAGGTTCAGACAGCACTGAAAGAGGCAGAATAATGTTTTTTATCTGCATCACTTTAAACCACGGAAATGGCCCCCGAGGTTGGCACTTGGTCAAGCATATAGATCTAAGTCAGGCAATGCGTACGCCTGGGCTGATGGTGCTGATCAGCCGTGATCCCAAGGTTTCGTCTGCTATTGTTACCCAAGGCTTAGAGGAACAACAGCTACAGCAAGTTTCGTATGAGCTCGCCGTCAATCGAGCCAATATGATCATGAGGTGCTATCGGCCGATGATCGTACAGGAGAACCTTGAGTTGCTCCTGGGTCTTGGCGCACCTGATGCCCATAACACACCCAACACCCCCACGGATGTCACCAAGCATCTTATGGGGGAAGACGATTAGATGCGACTGACTCTGGCACAGGTGTCCGCCTGACGGCGCATTTGTTTCCGAAAGCGGCAGACCGAAAGGTTTGTCGCTTTCTTTTAGCTATGACTCTATACAGAGAAGCAAACAGTATGTTCAAATTTTAAGTATATCTCTAAAAGACCATACGCGACGTTTGCTATGTCTTATTCCTCTATACTTAATATGCTTTACTAAAGGTATTATCTGTAGTGTAGAGTATAATATAACATAGCAAACGTCACGCATGTTTTTGAGGAATCGAATATCGATATTTGATATAATTATTAGCATAATGTTTAAAGCAGAACAATATAACTTACTCAAATCCTATTTACGTTTACGCCATAAGCAAGCAAATGAAGGCCTCAGGGCTTTAGTAGGTGCAGGTACTGGAGGTTTAGTTGGTGCAGGTTTAGGTGCTGGCGGTGGTTTGCTTAGAGAAGCCTTCTTTGTCAAACCTGAAGAGGCTCAATATTTGCGCAGAGCATTACAGGGGCTAAGTATTGGCGGACTTGCAGGTGCCAGTCTTGGAGCAGGTATTGGTGCTAGTAGTGTCGGTAAACATATACAGACTGCTTTAGAGGAGTATGGCAGTAGAGCCAATATCCGGCTACTGCAAAATATGGTAAATTTTTTAAACGCAGTAAAAGTTAAAAATCTACCTCCGTTTATAAATAAACCAGAGTTTTACCTAGATCCCGAACCTATCAAATTATCAAATAACTTAATTGAAGGTTAACCTAAATGTTGAATAAACAATCTCAATACAACATGCTTCGTCACTACCTGATGCAAAAGATTGCCGCTGAGTGTGCTACTTGCGGAATGGAGGAGGGGGAGGATTGCGATTGCGATTGCGAAGAGGGCAAGGCTTCCTCTGATGCCTGGACTCGCTCTGAGGGTAAGAACCCTGAAGGCGGTCTCAATGCCAAAGGTCGTGCTAGCTACAACAAGTCCACTGGCGGCAATCTAAAGCCTCCAGTGAGCGCTGAGGCGGCTGACAAGAGCCCTGCAAAGGCAAAACGTCGTAGCAGCTTCTGCTCACGCATGTGCGGCATGAAGGCAAAGCGCACAGGCTCTGAGACTTCTCGTGATCCAGACTCTCGCATCAATAAAGCTCTGCGTAAATGGGACTGCAGCTGCTGATAGAAAGGTAGACACATGTTTTCTCCTGAGCTTATAAGTCTTGTTGGCGGTGGCTTTGTCGGCTTTCTATTCAAGTATATGGCTCAAAAGAGTGCGGATCAGAAGGAGATGTTCAACCGGCTGATTCAAGCCAATAAGCTTACTACCGATAATCAGAACCAGGCGGCCAAGAGAGTGCCTTTGGATGCCGGTAGAGTGGTAAGGCAAATTATTGTTCTTACGGTATTGTTTGGAGCTTTTGCGGCTCCGTTTATACTGCCATTCTTTGGAGTACCTACGTTTGTAGAGGTCGACGTCAACAATCCCGAGGCCATCTTTGGCTTGATTCCGGCAACAGTCAAGAAGGCCTTTGTAGAGATCAACGGATTTTTTTGGACCTCTGAAAACCGCGAAGTCTTACTTAGCATCGTCGGCTTCTATTTTGGTACTGCTGCTGCAACTCCTGGCAGAGACTATTAAGGATAAGACATGAGACTGCTTACTTTTATTTGCATATGTGTTCTTTTATTTGCTTGCTCCAGTAATCCTGTAATTATCCCAGATACCACTTCTGATAATGTGATTATGCTGGATATCAAGGATCGCCTGGCGCAACCCGGTGTTGCCAGCCCTAGCTATGGGTGGCTTTTCTGGTATGTACCGTTGGCTTTTCTACTTGTGCTGTGGGGTTATAGAAACCTCATCAAAAAGCCAATTGACTGTATTGAGCAAGAGCCTAATTCAATCAAAATTCAAGAAAAAATAGACGGCAATCCTAAAACTTAAATTCTCCATACAGTTAATACACTTATAGATATTACTTTTGTATGATTCCCTATCAGGCTTACATCAAGCAATCTCAAGAGCCTGCAAGGCCTAAATATACCTCGGCTACGGAGACTGGATTTTTAAAACCCTATAAAGCTCCTCAATACTATACTCGTCCCGGCATGGATCCAAGGCTGGCAGCCCAAGGTAAAACCATTGAGGAAGAGTATGGTCGAATGTTTCCTTACGGAGACTATACTTACAGTAGTAAGGGTTGGGGTCATCGTCCGGTGAACCAAGAGCAGATAGATGTAAGAAATAGATTTAAATTCTACGAAGCTCAGGCAATGGGTGCCATGCCTAGCAATCCTCAGCTTACTCAACAGAGTCCTAGTGCCGCTCAGGCTTTTATAGGTGATTTAGCTAGATCTCCAGTCATACCTCTTACGGCTTTGCCTATGTACGCTTATGACATATACACAAAGGGTCTTCAACAAGCTAATCAAGATACAGCTAAATCCAATACTGTTTATGCTGACATGCTTGCAGATGCGGGGAAACGTGTTGCCAATCGTTTCGGCGGAAACTTTGAATTAAACTATCCTAATGATACGGTCTTGGATTATTCCAGCTACGCCTTGGAAGCCGGCATGGGGGGAATAACGGGGGGCGGAAGCACATTACCTGCGATAGCGACACGATACATGGTTCCGCGTGTAGCTGCGCGTCTAGCTCCTTCTATTTTGACCCGGGGTTTTCAGCCTGTAGCGCAAGGCTCTTCAAATGTGTTTGCCAGATGGGCAGGAAACTATACTCCTGTTATGCTTAACTACGGCGTATCTTCCCTAAATCCGGTACCAATACTTACGGGTGCAGCTCGAGCAACCGGCTTGGCAGCGATACCTGCGCAGCTAGCTTCACATTTCGTAACGCGCGAAGCTGCAAATAACTACAGAAATGCCGTAACAGATACTAATGCTTTTAATGCGGCAAATCCGAATGCTGGACCGTTGCAGATTGGTTCGCGCTTTGCAAACTCTTTGTTAGCCGGAGGGGCTTCAATAGATCCAACTGTCTTCAATAGATATGGCCTAGGCGCTGGTGCAGTTGCTCCAGCATTTGAACAACAAGTAAAGAAGACAATAGATGAAAGAGTTAATAATTTTATTTCTAGATTACCCCCTGATCAGAAAGATTCATTTATGAGTAATCCTCATGAATATGAAGCTCTAAGACGACTAGTTTCAGAGGAATATACCAAGAGTAATCCTATTTACCCTTTTGTACAGGCTGCCTCCCGGGGATCTACTTTTAATCCATTTAAATTTCTAGGAGCTACAACCTACTCTGAAGATTTAGAAAGAGGCAGAAACAATGCAACTAACGTAGCTAGTAGTGTCTTAAATCTGCCTCCCATTGCGCTGCAAGATCGTAATTTTTATAACGATCTGCAATCCTTACAGCAGATGGTTATAAAGAATCCTCAGGACATAGGGGGTAGTCAACTAGGTAAAAGGCTTATGAATTCGCCTTTGGCAGATCTGGTAGATCACAACCCGAAGGACCTAGTGACTGCAACTGTAATGATGACAAATCTGAACGACACGCTGTACCGTATGTATCAAACCTATCAACAGACAGGGGAAGTACCTCCAGGCTATAAAGAGCTTGTAGAGCATGCTAATAATCTTGCACAGGTGCAAAAAATGCCTGCGAATAGGCAGGAATCTGGTAATACGCCCTTCGTCGACGCTCTAATCCAACTCCAATCCACCATGCAAGATATATATGCTACAATGCAGCCAGTTCAAGCAGGAGTCCCGGAATGAGCACTTTAGGAGACCTTAAAAAAGCTAAACGCTACTCTGATCACAAGCAGTATGATGAGAAGCATCAGCTTATTCATCAGTTGGTACGAGAGGCCCCAAAAGAATTTTATATTGACTCTGAGAAAGACGGCATATTAGGATTGACTCACCGTTCCACCAACTTTAAAATACACGTACCAAAAAACGTTATTGGCGGTTTGCAACTAGGCTCTGCCCCACAAAAAGAATCCGCTGTAGCCTCTCCTGTGGGTGTTGGATTCGGAATGCCAAATATCTTAGGGGGTGGCCAAGGTAGCTATACAAAGCTGCCATCTTTGTTTGGCAATATGAAGTCGCAGCTGACTAAAGCCACCAAGCAAGTAGGTGAAGACGCCAAGAAACCTTATCTTAGTCAATACGGAGCTGCCGCTGATCTCTATCCCGCTACAGCAGAGTATGTTCGTAAGAAAATGAGTCCAATTCCATTTGCCCATAAGCGTTCAGCATTTACTTCTGACGTATCAAAATACCTTGGTTACAGTCCGGGGATTTGGTACGGTCAAGATACATTTAATCCCAAAACTCAAACTCGTTTTGGCAACCTGCTTACTGGTGTCGGCCTTACGGCTATAGGATTGTCCTCTATTCCTGCTCTAAAGTATTTGTTTCCCGAGAGATTTGCAGGCAAAGAAAAGGCCCTTATGGCTCTTGCTGTATTGGGTGGTATGGGTGCTCCGTGGCTTATAAACGCCCCTTCAACCATGGCGGATATATCAAGGCTGATTCTGCCAAAGAATGAAGACTATACTGACCATGACTGGAAAAAAATGCAGGCGAGATCTCGTATCAGATCCGGTATCATACCCACTGGCGATAATGCCTTGATTGCTCAAGGCAAAGATCCGACCAAAAGCAGCGCATATATTCCAATGGACATGCAGATTGCTCGAAGCCATCTGGCAAATGTCGTTGCGGAGCAAATGCGGTCTGGGTATGTGGACTACGGTCAGGCTGCAGGACTTATGATGAGGGCTGGTCAGGAATCTAACAAGCCTTGGTTTACCGTAAGAGATATAGCACATGCTGCCATCGGAGCTGGTGCGGGTGCTGTCGCAGGTACTGCAGCCGCAAAGGGCATTGGTATGTTTGTTAATCTTAGTCCCAAGGAAAAGACTTTGATGCAAGGTACCGGGGCAGCGCTAGGCACTCTCATCAATCTAGGTAAACTATCTTTTTAATTAATTTTTTATAAGGTAAAATTAAACCAGGACTAATATGAAAGAACTACAAGCATTTAGACAAGGCTTCTGCAATAAGGCTGCAGAGCTTGGTATTCTGCCTTCTGAACTTCTGGCTTACTCCCGCTACAAGCAAGCTTTTTTTCATAAAGAGGTTACCAGCACTGGAAAAGATGTATTAGATGCTGCAGAGTCTGCAACTCGCACGGCGCTATTGTTAGGGTCTTTTGCTTTTGCGGCCGGTCTAGGCGGAGGCGCTCTAGGTAACTACTTGTACAACAAGGCAAAGTTTCAACTAGACCCAGACGACTCCATTCTTCCTAGCTACAGCGCTGTCGATGAAGCCAAGAAACTACATTTACTAGCAAAGTATCGTAATGCCAAGAAGATGGTAAATGCAGGACTTTCTTAAAGAGGCCCACAACAAAAAAGAAAACAAGGAGATCGATTATGCATAAGATGGCCTTCCCTTTCTTCCTATCCCCAGCCTATAGAGGCGCTGCCAGTCTATACAGGAATTACTTGCGTGATCTCGACACTCAAGATGCTTTATACGCTGTTCTAGGCGCCGGATTAGGGGGTGCTGGGGGTTATGGTTTATATAAGTTGTTGACTCCTACTAAATATCAAACGACTGGTTTAGGATTGGGTTCCGCCGCTCTAGGTGCTCTAGCCGGCGGAGGGTTAGGCATTATAGGCTCAAACAAATATGATGAAATTAGAGCCGCAATGCTGGCTGAGGGTTTAAAGGTAAAAGAAGAGATTGCTAAAAAGGTGCAAGATAAGATAAACGCGCTACCATAAAGAAACATATAACCCATGAATATTGGATCACCAACTGACGTACCGCTTTTTACCTTTAAACACCAGAACTTAAGCGATCCGCCATTTTTTGGCTCGGTGTCGCCAATTATAAAAGAAAATGACGGTCAGGATAAACGACCGCAAGAAACTCCATTTTTTAATTCTAGACAGTTCTGCCTTTGGAAAGACGGCGAACTTACCCAATACAACCAATTAATAGATGTTTTGGTAAAATGGAAGGATAGAGGTTGGTGCGATTTTACAGAAGTTGCAGAGTGGGTGGAGGCCAAGGAAAACTGGACCTCCTGGGTAAAGTATTATGCCCTGCTGCAAATTCCTGCAGAAGAAATGCACCTTTATCTTTATGAAATGGATATAATGCGCATCAATGCAAATATTGCAACAGTTCAGGAATCACAATAATCTCGTACTCTTATAAGGAACTACAACGATGATACCGTACTCTTATTACAGTCCAATTCTCAAACAAGCAGCTATTACTGTTGGAGATACTCTTGCTACTCTCTCTCCAACAAATAGTGCGCTAGCAAATTACGCCATTTACTCAGGAGGTGGCGGTCTTGCAGGCGCCGGTATCGGCGCCCTTGTCAACGCCCTTCGTGGTGAGTCTAAACTTAAGGGTGCTTTAATAGGCGGAGGTATTGGTTTAGGTGCTGGCGCCGGAATAAAGGCTCTTGGAGATTACACGCTCTCTGGAGAAAAAGCACTAATTGAAGCATTTAAAAATAGGAGAGAGAGGGACTTTCTTACTAAGCTTTATGAAGATAATATCCTGTACCCGGGTACATTAACTTCGGAGCTACTGGGCTTAGACAGAATTCCGGAAGAGCTAATTAAAGGAGAAACTTTATTGAGTAATCTCGGTAGAACTCTTGGAACTAGGTCAACACCCTCTTATAATACGTCCTTTTGAGGGTAACTACAACGATGATTTGGATCTTCTAACGTCAAAATTTTGAGGAGAACTACAACGATTTGGGTTTTGGAATGGATATCCATCCATTTGGAGTAGAGATTAAATTCATCTGAAACTTGTTAAATGCCCGCTCAAAGCAGGAAGCAACAGCGTTTTTTTGGTTTAGTTAAAGCCATCCAAGAAGGTAAGGCTATCGGCTCTGGTAAAGCAGAAGAAGCTGCAGTCAATATGTCCAAAAAGGATGTGCGTGATTTTGCCAAGACTAAGCATGAAGACCTGCCTGAAAGCGAAAAAATATCCATGGATCCAAACGTCAAACAATTACTTAATTATGCCGCTATTAGCACAGGTGTTGGGTTGGGTGCAGCGGGCCTTTACGGTCTTGGCAAGTACCTACATGATAAGTCAATGTTTGGTTTGCCTGGTCAAGAGAGTCGGATCAAGACGATAGAGAAGCGCATAGCCATTCCAAAGAGCCGCAAGCTAGAAGCTTATATGCCGGAGGATGTTGCCAGTCCTGCCGATATGTTGCCTGAGAAAGCAGATGAGACAACTTCTGACTTATCTAAGGAAATCATTGAGGATATGGAGAATCCCAAGGAGCCTGGTGAAAAGGTATCTAATTTAAAGAGCTACCTTACTGAGCCTATGCTTTATGGCATAGCAACCCCCACTGCTATGCTTGCTCCCGGAATCCTTACTTTTATGCTTGGCACTCGACTCATAGATCAGAGCCGTAAGCAGGAGATGGATAAAAAGATAGAGAAAGCCAAAAAGGAGTTTGAGTTGGCTCTCTCCAAGAAATCGTCTGACATTCAATTGCAGATTGATGGTTTAGCTAAACAGGCTTGGGATAGTATTCCCCGAGACAAGATTAAGAAAATTCCGGATCCTTATGGCGTTAATTTTAGCGTTCCCGGTGTTGCGTATGCTATCGGCTTGGCTCCTGGCGTAGGTGCTCTGCTTGGTTGGCTTTATATGCAGAAGAAGATGGAGAATGACCCCGAGAAGGCCAAACTCAAGACTCTGCAGAGCATGCTCAAGCGTGACATTGCTTCGGGTGCACTTTCGTCCGGCATCGATCTTGAGGAGACTGACGAAGGTAAGCCAAAGTTTAAACTTTAAGAGAGTACAAGTTCCATGCCTACGCCCGGTGCAGACGACTTAAACCAACTCGTAGCCCCTCCTGCTCCGGTGCTGAGGGGTTTTAACGATTACCGCGTTACACGCAATAATATCTTTGATGGAGTCAAGAATGCCATACTATCAAAGTTTCCCCTACAGAATACTCGCTACACGATAGAACTGTCTGAAGTAGACTACGGTCGCTCAGATCCCTACACACTCAAGGAGCAGCAGGAGGCTCTGATGCAGAATCAGAGTCTTTATTTCCCCCTGCGCGGCAAACTTGTCATGAGGGAAAACGCTACTGGTGAGGTCGTTGATAAAACAGATAGATCGGTAACTTTGGCAAGAGTGCCTTACCTCACAGACCGTGGTACGTTCATCAATTTCGGCAGTGAGTATACGGTGGCCAATCAGTCGCGTCTTCTGGCTGGGCCTTATGTGCGCAAGCGCAAGTCTGGTGAGTTTGAGGCGCACTTCAACACCATGCCTGGCAAGGGTCGTAGTTTCCGCATGGCATTCATGCCGGATACCGGAAAGTTTGTTGCCGAGATCGGCCAGTCGGTTGCTCCGGCATATCCAATGTTCAAGGCCCTGGGTATCGATGATTCGATATTGGAACGTACTTGGGGCAAGGAATTACTGGCGTCAAACAAAGTTGGTTCTGCTTACGATGCTGTACGTATCTACGAACGACTAACCAATAACCCCTCCAAGGGCTTGGATGACGCCACGATTTATCAAGGGATCAAAGACGCTTTATATAAAACAGAGCTCGATCCAGAGGTTACTCGTCGTACTATGAGCTATGCAGGTGCGATACGCAAACAGGCTGATGTGCCTATGCGAGGCACCCTCAAGATCGAAGATGAGGGGTACATCACGGTGCCTGCTGGATTCGTAGACAGCGTGTTCTATGCTCTGCGCGATTCAGACAAGTCCCCAGCCATCTCTCCAGTGGGTGATAAGGGCAAGCTTGTAGTCATCACTGCCGAGGAACTCAAGCAACTCAAAAAGGTATTTCGTAAGGACTTTGAGACCACCTGTGGCTCTGGTCGTAGATTTACTTATAATATTCGCAGCGTTCTACCTCCCAGTAATGGCCAGTATTGTATTGATATTGAGTGCTCTGAGCTGGAACAGCTGCGTAGAAGTCTGTTGTTGGACGCTAAGCCCAAGGGTGGATTTAGACTAGCCGTAGGCACTAAGGCCGCTTTTGATTTAAACATGTTACTAACTGAGAAGGAAGCTGCACCCCAGCCGACCATGCAGGACTTCGAGTATGAAGAAATGCAGCTCAACGATGAGGATCTAAGTCGAATAACGGGAAATACTCTACTGCGTGCTTCTCAAAAAATCCTTAATGCTCAGCGTGGGCTTGAAGACGAGGACGACCGTGATTCCTTGGCTTATCAGAAGTTTCTAGGGCCCGAGGATTTTTTTTCGGAAAGAATTCAAAAGGATGCTGGTGCTGCAGTGCGCACAGCTCTCTTTAAGGCAACCAATAAAAGTAATTTAAATGCTTTCCGTAACAGTGTGTTTACGCCAGTGCTCAATGGCGTACTTATTGGATCTGGTCTTGGCGCACCCATCGAAGAAGTAAATCCGATGGAGATCCTGGATCAGAACATGCGTGTAATTCGCACAGGTGAAGGTGGTATCGGTTCAGCTACCCATGGCATTCCCATAGACAGTCGTTCGGTACAGCCTTCACACCTGGGATTCCTGGATCCAGTTCGTACTCCGGAATCTGACAAGGTAGGTATTGATCTAAGACTTACCGTCGGCTCTTACAAGGGCTCAGACGGCCAGATATACTCCAAGATGCGTAGCATCAAAACCGGCAAGCTGGAGCCTGTAGCAGCTCGTACGCTGACCGATTCAACTGTGGCGTTTCCTGGAGAGCTAGCACGCTCGGCGAAGACCGGAGATCCAATCCGAGCGATGGTGCATGGCCGTATTTCCTATGTCGATCCTGCAGAGGTCGAATACGAAGTGCCTGCCCACAGCAATATGTTTAATATTAATTCCAACCTTGTGCCTGGTATTTCTGGCATTAAGGGTGGACGTCTTCTCATGGGTTCCAAGTACTTCACTCAGGCGTTACCTGTCCAGGGTGCTGAAGCGCCCCTGGTACAGGCGTTAGATCCTAACGATCCGGATGGTAAGTCTTTTGAAGAGCAGTTGGTGCCTCACCTTGGTGCTGTTGCTTCTGAAGCAGAGCTAGGCAAAGGCCTTGTCACTGCGGTTACTCCGGAGTACGTAGAGGTAAAGCATGGCAAGCAAAAACGTCGCTACGAGCTGTACAACAATTTTCCTTTCAATCGTAAGACGTATATTCATAACACTCCAACGGTCAAGGTTGGTGATCAGATCGAGCCAGGACAACTTCTAGCTAAGTCTAATTACTCCGACGACCAGGGTAGGCTTGCCATGGGTCGCAACCTCAAGTTAGCATATACTGTGTGGGGCGATCCTGAGCTAGGCGGATCTAACTTCGAAGACGGCGTAGTGATGTCCGAATCGGCTGCCAAGAAGATGTCCTCGGAGCATATGTACACCGTGGGGTACGGCAACAAGGACGACTACGAGGCAAACTTCAACAAATTTATATCATTGTTTCCCGGACAGTACAGCAAAGAACAGCTCGTTAATTTTGATTCAGCTACAGGTGTGGTCAAGCCGGGTGCTATTTTAAATCCGGGTGATCCAATTATCCTTGGTGTTGGAGAAAGAAAATCCGACGTATTTGGATTAATGAAGAAGGCTAGACCGACCTATATCAACCGTGCCCAGACCTGGGATCACAGTCAACCTGGCGTAGTTACCGACGTCACCAAAACTCGAAGTGGGTATCAGGTGGCAATTAAGTCTTACAAGCCAATGTCTATTGGTGATAAGCTGGTAGGTCGCTATGGAGATAAAGGCGTTATATCTACCATCATTCCTGATGAGGATATGCCGAAGGATAAAGATGGAAACCCTTATGAAGTCATTTACAATCCCCTGGCTCTTGTCACTCGTGTTAATCCTGTTCAGGCCGTGGAGGCCTCAATGGGCAAAATTGCCAATAAGACCGGAAAGCCTATCAAGCTTCCGGCGTTCATGGATGAAAGTTTTATAAATTTTGCTCAGCGTGAACTAAAGAAAAATGGACTTAATGACACCGAGACTATCTACGATCCAAGGCTTAATCGGAATATAGATAACGTTTTTACTGGTACTCGCTACTTCATGAACTTGCACCACCAAGCAGATAAGAAGCTAAGTGCTCGTGACGTCGGTGGTTATAGCACCGAAGAAACGCCGGTCAAGGGTGGAGAAGAGGGAGCCAAACGTATCTCCATATCTGACATGAATGCCATTCTTGCTCACGGTGCCATCGAGG